CCATCCATGTACCAATGGTGCTCAGTGCGGTCCTCGATGACGATTTTGTCTTTGGCGGAACCGCCTGACGATCCTAAACCGATATCGGCAAGACTCACGAACATCCTGGTAAGCTTGGCCGGCAGCACCATCTCGGGCCCGGCCTCGCCTATGATAGCTTCCGTGGGTTTTTCGACAAGTGCGCCCTTGGCCATGAAGATAGAAGGCAACTGCCAATATCCGCCGCCGTTGGCTGGAACGGTGCCGCTGCCCCCGGTATATCGATCATCCAACGGCATGATCGAATCCTGGACCGCCTGGTTGAACGACTGCCCGCACACGGATCCGTAATCGCTCCAGGTGCCGGACCAATCGCCAGTAGGCGCGAGCCAATCATCCGCCCCGCCGAAGTCCCAATCTCCAGGGAACCCGCCGCCGCTGACGCTTCCTCCGCCGCTGCTCATCGAAATGTTCACGTTGACAGAAATCTTCTGAAGTTCCGCCGCGATCTGGGCAACCCCTTCAGAAATCTTGGCCCGCGCGTCCGTCATATCGGTTACGAGCTGGGCCCAGATCTCGCTCCAGGATGCCTCGAATGCCTGGAGGGAAGCCTCCGAATTGAGGACCATGCTATCGATGGCATCCTTCATCCCCGTTCCGGCGTCGGTGAAGGCCCCGATAAGCGATTCTTTTAGGCTGATGATAGTCGGCTCGATTGCAGGCCAGTAGGCCACCCATGAGGCTTTGGAGTCGTCCGTTATCGTTTTGGACATCTCAAGCCATGCGTTGCGGATATCGAGCGCGGCCTGCCATCCGGTGTCCCTGATGCTGGTTACTTCGGTTGTGATGACTGTGTTAATTTGTTTCCAATATGTGCTACCCTCCGCCTTGACGATCCCCCATGAAATCCTGAAGAAGTCCTTGAGATCTGTGATAATTTTCTTGACCTGTTTGGCCATTCCGGCCAGGCCGACTATCCCAAAAGTCGCAGACATTGGCGGTGCATCGCCCTCTCCTCCGACAGTAGCCCCGCCGGTGCTGGTCCCTTCTGCGAATCCCGGGATGCCATAGTCCCTCATGGCTGCCTTCAGGAGGTCCCACCTCTTCGTTTTTGTGGGGATGACATACTCAGGATTGGCCGGGCCATCCTCGCCTATGACGGCCATTTGCGGCCCGCTAGTCACGGTTCCGGACGCGTATTGATATGGCCCATATGGAGTGTTGCCCACGCCGCCCCATGCATTGAGCTTGCTCGCCGCCGACACGATCGCGCTCGCGCCGGTGGACAGCGCGCTACCTGCGCTACTACCGCCATTCAGGAGAGCATTTCCGGCGTTGTAGCTCTTCGTCAGGATATCGGACGCTCCGAGCCCGAGCTTAGATGCCAGGTTGGTTACGGCATTTGCCGCACCGATCTTGAAATTTGAGCCTGAAATGTCTACTTTTGATTGGAAGTTTCCACCCGACAGATCCATTTTGCTACTTAGGTTCTGGACTGCCGCACTGATCCGGGTAGAAAGAGTCGCGGCTGCCCCGCCGGTCACGGTCGAGAATCCCGATCCGGCCACCTGTACCTTGTCATACAGGATCCCGCCCGCTTCGGTGAATCGCTGCTGGGCCACCTGGCCGATGATGGCGATTTCCTGGCCGGCGCTGTTGAGGCCGATCTTGACGCTTCCGGCGGCGATCTTGGAGCCTATCTCGATGGCGTTGGCGGCTGCTCGAGATCCGCCCACCAGGGTTTGGTATAGTGATTTGGCGGCGGCCTGTTCGGTTGCGGCAGAGTCCTTAGCGGTCTCTGTGGTGGTAGCTGCGGCCTCTTCAGCTGCTTCGGTGGTCGTCTCGGCTGCGTCCTCCGCCGCTGCCGTTGTGACTTCCGCCGCTTCTTCAGCTGCCGTCTTGTGGGCAGCGTCATATTCCTCCTGGCCCTTGGCGAATTCAGACATGAGCGAATCGAGAACGTCTGTCCGCAGGTACCCCTCGGAGCTGGATTCTGATAGCATCTTGCGGGTACTGGCGAAGTCCGCCCCAGCCAGCCCCATCTGATACGCCCAGTCTTTTGCGCTCACGTCGGACGCTATGCCCGGGGTGCTGCTGCTGACTGGGGTTTTTAGTTTATATTCTCCCCCCATCCAGTAGCCAAGCATGTCGCCGCTTGGGCCAACCGACCCGGGTATTTTTTTTACTTTTTCGGTGATGTCTTCCCCGGTGACTGTGGTCACAACGGTTACCGATCTGGTTTCACCGTCTTCGGGCAGTGAACTCCCGCCCAACCAGTCCACCGTAGCGGCTATTGTGGTGTCGAAATCCGAGGCCTCCCATATCGATTCCGCGTCTTTCCGCCATTCGGCAGCGGCGGTGTGGAGAGAAGTTCCCGCGCCGTCCCATGCGCTGTCCATGGCGTCGCCTATGACATCCAAGATGGCAGCGCCGATGGTGCCCTTTCCGGCGGTGAGAACGGTATTGGCGAAGCCCGTCACAAAGTCGTAGGCCGCTTTGAGCGCCGTCTTCCCGAAGTCTATCGCGCTGTGGAACAGGGCGGAGAAGTTGCTGCCTATCGAGCTGCCGTTGCTCTTCCAGTAGTCAGCTATCTTGTCATAGATCCATTTTCCCAGATCCACGACGCCCTTGATCAGGCTATGGGCGAAGCTCTCTCCGAGCTTCTTCGGCCCGTCCGCTGCTATCCAGTCATCCCATCCTTTCTTGAGCTTCTCGTAGATCGATTTGGCGTAATCGGTGATTTGTCCGAGTCCCTTTGTGATTTTCTCGCCAATTTCTTTGCCAGCCGTGGCAAAATCCACAGCGGAAAGGCCTGATTTGAACTCTGTCCAAAATTCTTTCAGCTTCGCTAGGCCGCCCTTGACCTTCTCTGAGATTGAGCTTCCCGCCCCGCTCCAATCGGCAGATGTCAGATAATTCCAGACAGTCGAACCAATATCCGAGAGTGCCTGGATAGCGTCCCTGATCGCGGTTCCAATCTTGAAGCCGACAGTGCCCCAATCAATTGAGTCGAAATATCCTAAGATGGTGCTGCCCACATTGGAGAGCTTCGCTATTGCGGCATCCCAGGCAGATACCAAGGAGTCCCATACGCCGCCCCAATCAATTTCTGCGAAATAATCATAGATCCCGCCCGCGTAGTCGATGACGGAATCTATGGATGAGCTGATGGAGCTGAGGATAGATGTGCCGATGCTGCCCCAATCGACAGCAGCCAGCGAAGCCAAGAGATCCCCACCCAGGCTCTTCAGCTTGCCCCACGCGGCGTATATGCCCTTTGTGACATATTCGCCCAGGCCGCCCCAATTGACGCCCTTGAGCCAGCCGAGGAGCTGCCCGCCTAGGCTCTTCAGCCCGTCCCACGCGGCGTATATGCCCCCGATGACATATTGTCCCAACCCGGACCAGTTGACTGCCTTCAGCCATCCCAGGAGCTGCCCGCCCAGATCATTGAGCTTCGCCCACGCGAATCTGACGCCCTTGCTAAGCATCTCCCCGACTTTTCCCCACTCGCCCGAGGAAAGCGCCTCGATGAAAGCCCGGATGGCTGGCGCGCCCTCTGCTGAGAACCATTCGAAAGCGCCCTTGATGCTCGGAGCGAGCTTGCCGCCGATGAGGTAGGCCAGGCTGGAAGCCGCGCCCATGGCGGCCTCAAGTGATCCTCCGAGGCTATCCAGCATCAGACGGGCCATTGTCTCAGCCGCCCCGGCGCAATCAAGTAGCTTGTTTCGGAACTCATCCGTCTTAGCGCTGCCTTCCGCCAGGCCATAGATCAGCGCGCCATTGATTCCGAAAACCCGCGTGAACGCCTGTGCGCCTTCCCCAGATTTTTGGGCGGCGTCGTACATCAACTTCAGGGATTCGTTGACATCGTTGAATCGAGGGTCAACTTGCTCGCAGGAAATGCCCATAGCAAGCAGCCCGTCGGATACGGTATCAGTAGGCGCGCCCAGGGAATTGATGACATCTCGCAGAGCCGTGCCGGCCATCTCGCCCTTGATGCCCTTTTCTGCGAAATTCTCCAGCATGGCCACGGTCGTTTCCAGATCCACGCCATAAGCGGCAGCCGCGGGCCCGGCCATCTTCATAGAATAGTTGAGCTCTTCCATGCCCATCTTTGAGTCGGCACACGCGCGGGCATAGACATCAGAGATATTGGAGATGTCCTCGACGCCCTTGCCGTAGATGCTCATGGCGTTCGTCACCATGGCGCATGACTGCCCTAGATCGTAGTTTGTGGCAGTCGCTAGGGCCAACATGGGCGAGAGATCTTTCGCGCTGGCTGTGGCTACATCGAAGCCGCCAGAGGCCAGATCAGCGCATGCCTGAGCGATAGTGGTGGGATCAAAGGCATTTGTATTTAATTGGCCCAATTCATCCGATAGGGCCATCACATGCTCTTTTACGCCAACGAAGGCTTCTTCTATCGATTTCCCGCTAGCTTGGGCTATAGCGGATAGATCCATCTTGGAAGCAGCATCAGCGGCGGCACTCTCCACGTCCATGAACGTCTTTACGCCAACAGTGGCCACGCCCGCCAGGGCAACGCCAGCGGCCACCGCTCCAGTGGCAAGGGCGGCTCCTATGGCCTTTCCGGTCTTGGCTGCCCCGCTTTCCATGCTGCTTATCGCAGATGAGAACTTGCCCTTGGCAGAGCTAAGACCGCGATCAAGCTCCTTGTCATCCAGCCCCAGCTTCGCATAGGCCGATCCTATCTCTTCAGATGGCATTATAAAAACTCCATAAATATACAGCTAACGCTATTCGATGTTATAATTCAAAAAATTTAGACAGTTAGACCGGCACGCGCATTCCAATCTTGGCACCTTCTTCTTTCATGGCCTGCCTGTCACTGTCATCAATTTCTTTGGCTATCCGAGAAGGCCGGAATGCTTGGAGCGTCTTGGGAAATTTCTTAGGATTGTTTGCAGCCAGTGCCGTCATCCAGGCGAGATCGTAGATATCAGCATCCCGGAGCCACTTCCGTTCGTTCCATGCTTCGATTTTCCAGTTGATTTCCACCGGGGTAGTATCTAGAAATTCCCCGGCAGTCATCCCAAGAAGACCTATGCAGGTTTTCGGGGCAGTTCGGTCCCAGTCATCCCAAGACCCTCGGCGGCAAGTTTGGCCTTCGCCCTCTCCTGTGCCAGAATCCGAGCCTCGTTGATCAGAGCGTACTCCTCGACTTTCTTCTCGTGGCTCTTCGCGTCCTGTTCCGCCTGAGCTATCTTCCCCTTCTCCTGGAGCTTTTTTCCGGATGCACCCACCGCGTTGAGTACTAGAGCATCCGTAAGAAGCTGCATAAGTGCCTCTTGCTTCTCACCAGAATCCGCCTCGCCCTGCTCCAGGTAAGTTTGCCTCAGGTCAGCCGCCTTATCTTCATTGATTTTTTCATATCCAGACCCATCCCACTCCAGTCCTTTCTCGATTAGGTAGGCCTGAACATCCATGTCCCCTATGAGATCCAAGATTTGCATGGGGCTCTGGAATTTCTTGATCTTGCTGTCTGGCAAAAACCTCTTCGGCGCATTGTTTCGGATGTCCTGAATTTGGCGATTCGTATATCTCAGAAGGTAGGTTTGGCCTTCCACAACGAATTGAGTTGATATCATTTCTCTATTCTCCCTTGATTTAAATTATGATATTTTTATCATTACTCTTTTGACCTAAAAATGCATGGTGGAATAGCAAGGGAGGCCCTTGGGGTCTGCTGCTGCATTCCCTTCATCGGGCCCGCCCTTACCATTGTTTTTCTGCTTTCTTCAGCTTCAGTTTTTTGGGAGGAGGATTGGCCGCCGCCTCAAGCTCTTCCTGGGTGGCGTGCTCCTTGCCGCACTGTTCACAGATCTTTGGCATGTGGCCTCCATTCAAGCGTTTCGTTTACGGCATGGATTTCCAGTCGCAATATAGCGGTTTCGGGGAAACATATCCATCGAGGATATTTGCTCCCATCTTTGTCCTCGATGTATCCATTCAGCATAGGGGCGTCAATCGCCCGGTCAAATCGCGCCGAGGTTCCTGGAGACTCTCCCATTTCTATTACGCTGTGCTGCACGTATCCGGCGCCCGACCCCCAATGACGCGCCCATGCGTCATTTCTCGGCGGCACTCTGTATGATCTGACCCGAAAGTCGAACATGTTCCTCCTAAGCGGAATGCAGCGACAGTGGCCCGTCTCCCTGGAAATCGAGCGGGCTATCCACAAGCGATTCAAGCGCCTCATCGACCTGAAGATTGGTGATGATGCCCACGCCTTCCAGCCTCAAAGAGGTCGCGGCATTGGCATTTTCCAGGTAGAATAGTGCGAGAACTTTCGCGCCTACCTGGGAAAGTTGCTGAAGCGAATCCCGCCCGCCTGAGCAATGGACATGGGATACCGCACCGACCACGCCTGAGCCGTCGCCTGTGGTATAGCTCAGACCCCACAGAGCCGCCAATACCGGATCATTGTCTACATGAGTCTTGATTTGGGCAGCCGTGGTGCTGGCCGCGACATAGGTAACTGTCGTAACATTTGCAGCCCGTGCCACTTGCAGCTCAGCACCGGCCTCGTAGACAATGGCCTCATCGTTGCCGAAGCTTCCGGATCCCTTCCAGGTCCATGTCAGGCTCGCGTTTGGCGTCTCGATGGGATCAGAGTAGCTTGCCATCGCATACCAGAAGTGGCGCTTGACTGAGCCGGTCCATTCGACAATGCCGGTTCCGATATGGGTTTTGTCGATCAAGGTTCCGGCCAATGCCGGAAATGTGGTAGTCTCAACTGTTCCGCCTTTCTTTGAACAGTTCCATCCGAAGCCGCCGCCTAACTTTTCCAGGGGCAAGGTATAGACATTAACAGTCACCGCGCCAACCGGTGTGGATGGAAGGATTACGTATCCACCGGCGTGGATGATTTTGGCACCGACGACAGGCGTCACCCCATCCAGGACCACAACGGCATGATTCGGGCTCCACCAGGCATTTGTTCGAGTAGTAATATAATAAGTCAGTGTTGAACCGACTTGCGTCATGGCCGCGCCGTTCACGGCTACCGGCGTGCCGCCCGGTGTCGGAAAGTAAAAGGTGCTCGCCTTTCCGGCATATGGTGCCGCCATCTATCCACCTCCCTCAAAAATATAGACGGTCATCCCTAGACCGCCGCCGGGGTAATTGCGCCGGAGATCTGTAGAGAGATTGAGCCGCTTGCTATGCCATCGATCGCCTCATCCGGGGCAAAATCGGTAACAATAGCATCGAAAGTTACCTTGGTGGCTGCATCCATGTAGTAGATGACTTCCACCGGCGTGGTCTGCCCAACGCGATTGAACATGTCCAACTGTCCATTAGTATCGCCGAAGTTGACATACTTCAATTTTATTGAAGCTGTTCCGTCCCTCAGGGTACCGATATAGGTTTTGTCTGCAAGATCCTGAGTCGTCAGAGCGCAGGTGGTTTCCTTGGTTTCGCCCTTCCGGGCGAAGCCTATCGATTCTACGCCGTCAACGAATACATGCGATCCGCTGCCCTTCCATGTTACTTTCAGATTTTTGCCCACCATTGGGCCGTTAGTTATTGCCATTTCTTCATATCTCCTTCAATATTTTTGTTCGCTTATAGCCAGCTATAAGCCTGTCTCCAGGCTCATTATAATAAAATCGCAATCGGTCGGAGTCGAACCGAGCAGATTCTAGCCATCTTTGAGTCCATCAATGGGACCAGAGTTACGCCGCTTCCCCTCGATTGCGATTATGCTTATCCAACCAGGCCACTATTCCTGATCACTCTAAATTCTATTGAATAGATATGCCGGTTGTTGTCATCGGTCCAATGATCGATTCTGCCATTCCAGAAAACCGACAGGCAGGACGCGATTGTGCCCCGGTGCAGGAGCGCGACGATGGAAAGTGCCCGCTGCCTGGCGGTCAGTTTGTCAGCATCGCGAACCTGAATCTGTACTAAGTTCCTTTGGATGTCCGAACCGCCCCGGCCATCGGTCGAGGAAACGCAATCTAGCTGCCCACTTCCTTCAAATATTCCGATCTGATCAACGCTCGATTCGTCGAACTCTGTACGGATATTTGAGAAGCTGCCCGCCGTCAGTGCATCGTAGAAATCATCGTTGATGTCCCCCGCTGTCATGGTCCCACCCCAGGCGGAAAGAATGCCCACTGTAACCATCTATTCAGCCAGTCAAGCGAGGAGATCCACAACGAAAAGCCACCAAATATCGCCGCCAAAATCCATCGGTTCCTGCCCATCCAGGGCATCAGTTTGCATTTTGAAAATTTGAATATCTCCAAACATTCCGTATGATCATCAAGAACGTTCTTGATATCGGTTTGCTCTGACTTGATGTCCCGTATCTCTATCAGAATTGCACCAAGGACGGCGGGGATATTATCGTCAGTGATGCTGGCCGGATCGATACCAGGCATGGCGCCTCATGCCTTTTTTCCGAAGAAGAAAGCGACGATCACCAACGCCAATTCTTTCAGGTCGGTGACATCCCCGGTCGTATATGCCTTCCAGCTCGCGGCGACGACGAACGGGACGAGAATGATGAGGGCGATGGAATAGAGCCGTACCCCGGTTGCCTTCCAGCCGTTGATATCGATAGTCCCCTCTGCCATCGTCGCGGTGATGTCTCCTGGTATCGGTTCATCTGCCATCATTTCACCTGCTTTATATATCGAATGTTATTCATGTCGCAATACTCAGATACATCCGTCTGATTGTCTTTTTTCCATTCCATCGCCAGTCACCTCCTTCAGAAATGCACTCCGCCGCTTGATATCTTTTGGCGCATGTTCCGCATCGCGACAAGCCCCAGGCCGTTGGGCAGATCCGGGTGGACCTTCGCCCATTCATCCGGCGTCATCCAGGGACCAGCATTGGCCGCCTTGATCAGGTAGAAATTCGGGCCGTAGCTGGAATAGACAGCAGCGAGCGTCTTTGGATTGAGGTTGACGCCAACGATTATGTCATCCTTCTTCAGTTCGCCGGTCTTCCTGATAGCGGTTCCTTCGTCGCTTTCCGCGTCCATGACAATCCAGGACCGGGCAACCTTCTCAGGATACCAGCCAGGGATTTTGCTATGCCCGCCCAGTGGCAGGTCGGCCTCCTGGCCATTGTAGGTACATATTCCATCGAGCCAATTTGCCATATTTATTTCTCCTGTATTATGCTAATCATTATTGCCGTATACCGTAAACCTTATATGCCAGTAGATACTAGTATAGTATATGCCAAGGATGGCATAGGACTGAGACAAAATGACAACCAAGACAATATGCGAAGTATGCAAGAAAGTCGTTGAATATACAAATCCCGCACAGCAGGTACAGGAAGCGATAGACAACCCAGATCAGTTTTGCGAGGGGCACATCGCCGCCCCTTCCAAATCAGCGGTCAAAAGCATAATGAGAATCCTGAGAGCCGACAGGAACCCGAATAACCGCTTCTTCATCGCGAAGGAAAGCGGCGAACTGCTTTCTTCCGCCTACCTGAATAGGGCGGATGGAAGCTACTTCCCGAGCATCCCAAAGGGCTCCTATGAGATCGGAGCTGGAAAGAAGCAATCCGGGAGCTATGCCTGCCTGGAGAGCCACCTACATGATGAGTACATCGAGGCCGCGAAGATGGAGGAAGGGCAGTAGCCCTTTCTTTCCATGGCCCGGCCAAAGAAGCTCGGAGAGGCTATCCACTTCCGGCTGCCCCTAGCAGAAGACGCGGCCTTTCGCGAAGCCGCAGAACGCGCCGGCCTGAGCCCTGGCGAGTATGCCAGGAAGATCATTTCTTTAAATGCTTCTCCACATACTGATTGAGCTTTCCAGAATGCGATTGTAGGGCATCCGAGATGAATTTGGCCTTGCCGGTCGTATGGTTGAGGCTCATGTCCTGATGCTGTCGGAAAATGTAGTCCTTCGCGGGCCCGCCACCTCCGATATAGCAGCATAGATTTTTGTCGTCTCGCTCGACGCCTATCGAATTTCGCATAGTGCCGCCCACCATGCCGCTTCCGGTGGGATAGATCCCTACCGGGCAGTTCTCTTTTGCCTCGGAAAGGATGAGCGTGCTGGCCAGCTCTTCGCAGCCGTCCATTGCCTTCTTGGTGACTGCCTTCAGAAAGCGGGAATGATCCCATTTCATTTCGGCCAGGCTCATCCCTCCGCTCTTCCGACGATCAGGATCTTGCGCTTGATGGGTTGTCGGTCTATCTGTTGTATTTTTTCGTCACAGATAGAACGCAAATATGAGATATCTGCCCGGCTCCAGTCGTTCATGATGTTCCGCCAATCGAGATCTGAAGCCCTCATGTGTAGATCACCGTTGCATATGCTCCCCCGTTCTCGTCATACAGTTTTTGAATTTTCAGGATAGGCGGGGTAGCACTTCCGTAAGTTATTTTGGCTGTTGAAAGTATCGCCGGGTGCCCATCCATGTAGAGCTGGAGGCTCGATACCGCGTCGGTGCCGTCGTCCTTTCGAATGTTCTTGACTGCCTGCTTCGCATAGCAGGAATAGACAACAGCCGCCGCATAAGTCGGACCGTACAGCCCGCCAGCGCTCAAGGCCTGGATGGACACCGACTGAGCCATTTCCTGCACAAAGTCGTCATCCAGACTCATGTGTCCTCCCAGGACGGCGAAGCCAGGTCAGTCGGTACAAATTCATTTGGATAGTTCTCAGAATCGGCAACGGCGCCGCTCGTTGGCATGGTGAAATCGAAGTTGCCCGCCGCCTGCTCTGCTTCGAGATGGGCGATTGTGTCCAGCATGGCTTTGTGCCGCTGACTTCTGGAAGTTTTTAAGCCATCGATGTCCTTGTCAAATTCTAGAGCAAGTTTGGCAGCCGCTGCCCTGGCTGCCAATAGCGCACCGGCTGCCAAATCCGAGCCTGATCTGGCATAGAAAAATGCAATGGCCTCATCCGAGATGAGAGGATCGGAAGAAATGATATCCCCAATCATCTGTCTAATTTGATCGCGAATGAGGGTGAAATCAGCCGCGAACGTCCATGTGCCCATGATAGGGCTCGGCGATGCCGTTCCCGTTCCGCTCCAGTCGGTCATTAGACCACCTCGATATCAGGATTGGCGAAGGTCTTGAGGCTTTTCCGCCTCCAAATATAGACTGTCGTGCCCGCCGGAACATCGAAATAAAATATATGATGTCCGAGATCATCGGTCAGCCCCCGGTTGGCAATCTCGTTTGCTCCTGCCAGATCGGACGTAGCCCATACAAGGCATGATGCCATTTTGGTCACGCCATCTGATTCGTATACTGTATAGGTCTTGGCAATTGCGCCTCCTAGGGTGGCTATATTTGCGATGTCTGCATGAATATTTTCCAACCGTGTGCTGTTGCTGTCCATTTCGGCCCGGACTTGCTCTTTCGTGGGCGGGACTGCCGCCAATGCCATTGTAGAGCCGACAATCGCCAGGCCACTGGCTGCCCCTGCCTGAGCCGCTGGCAGGATGCCAACAGTATCAAGTTTGTTGGTCAGGTCTATCCCGGCCTCACCGGAGCTGGCTACGTCGAGCGTTCTGCCTTTTTCTGTTGGCCTCAGCGCTGACCTATTCTCGATGCTGAAGGATGCCAGGACATAGGATACTGCCGAAATGCTGTCCACCGTGCCAGTTGTGACGACTATGAAATAGTCATGCCCGGCCACATAGAAGGCATTCGTTGTTAGGATCTTTAGACTGATGAGGCCCGTCCTACTGTCGAAAGGCCCTACTAGGGTGATGTCTGAGGCGTATTCGGTGGCCACGTCGTCCTTGTAGACCGACACCGCCAAGCCTCCGGCACCGTCTATTGGCGTGCCATCCGCCTTGTGGGCATTCGTCATGAGGTAGACGGTTTGCTGAGAAGGATAATCGCCTAAATATTTTGCCATAGTTCTACCTCATCCAAAGAAGATATCGCTGCCAAAAAGGACTCTATCGCCTACCAGGGCATCGCCGATCAGGCCAACGGATGCGCCAACGGATGCACCAACGGTGCCCCATCCCGATAACCCAATGTAACTGGAGGAATGATTTGAATAACCGGCGCCCGCCGATTCGGGAAAAGAATACGTGGCATAAGTTTCCGCTTTGCTCCTGCCCGGAGTTGTCCCCGATGGTTTCCGACGCACCGCCGAGGCTGACGTAATCGTCCCAATCCAATATGCCCGCCCGGCCACCAATGGTATCGGCGAGATGGCAAGCACGGTAGCGCCGATATAGATCGCGCCAGACGAGGCGGCTAGTCTACCGGACGGCTCGCCGCCCGAATCTGAATATATAGCCAATTTTATATCACAGTTTGAACTGGAAACTACCCGAATTGAGTTTAGAATTGCGTTCGATGGCGCGATATACTGCAAAAAATAAACATTAAATTGATTCATCGACGCGGACCAGGCGAGATCGTCCTGCCCAATCACTTTAACGTCTACCATTTTCTTCCACCGTTAGATTTTCGCACCAGGCAGTGCAATTCAGGCTATCATTCCTCAGATCGACCGGACATAGGCAACCCGTTACGGTGGCGTCCACTGTGATTCCCGCTTCAGCCGCCCGCCCATAACCAGCATCAGTAAAAGGAGGAGAATGGCCTTCATGGCACCGCGATCCTCGCCCACCACCCGGGGATGCCCTCTGTCACCTGGCAGCACTGGATTATGTCGCCGGATACCGCGCCAAGGGTAGCCGGATCTGTGGAATTATAATTTGCCAGCGTCAGTTTGTATGTCCCGTTGACATAAAACCGCAACGTGTAGACCTCCCCGGGTGGCGTGACCCAAACCGTGCCCGGCACGCCAGAGCAACCCAAACCGGACGGCGCGGCGGTCCTGACGATCGCCTCTGGCAGGCTTGCCACTTCGGCCCCATCCAGCTTCCCGGCAGCGGCGAGATCGGCGATGAGCTGCCGTAGCTGGTCGGTCAGGAGGGCTATACCATGATCGGCGACGATTGTCTCTTGCAAATATTCTTCGGAATGATTCTTTTCAATCAGCGGCGCAAGTGTGGTGGCAACACCGTCATCTTCCAGCATGGGGATTATGTC